GCGGCGGCCGTATGGGAGGGCACGGTCACGGTGGAGGAATATGTTTCCCGCTTTGCTTTTGGCGGCGGCCTGGGCATGAAGGGTTTTGCCGGGGAGATGGGGATTGAGACCATGGAGCTGGTGCGGAAGAGTTATGCGGACAGTATCGGGAAAGTGTTGATCGGGGCGTTTGGGAAGCCCATTGATTTGGCATAGGAAGGAGCGGATGCGTATGAAGCTGAAAGGGACAATGGTTCTGGAACTGACGGATGAGGCCACGGGAGAGGTGGAGACGGTCACGGAGGAAAATATGGTGACGGAGGCGGTGAATGATATCCTGGGGATGAATACCATGGGGGTGTTCTATTCCGAGGAACGGCTGGCGGATGTGATGTCGTGGAATGATACCATGCTGCCGGTCTGCCCCAACATGATAGGGGGGATTCTGCTGTTCCCCAAGACGCTGGAAGAGGATGCGGGGCATATCTATGAGATGTCGGACAACCTGCCGGTGGCTTATGCTTCCAATAATGTGAATACTACGGCGAATGCGGCCAGGGGGAGTCTGAACCAGACGGAGAGCAAGGTTTTGGAGGATGGGTATAAGTTTGTGTGGGAGTTTACGCCGAGCCAGGGGAACGGGACGATTGCGGCGGTGGCGCTGACCAGCGCCCAGGGCGGGCAGAACGGGTACGGGAGCCTGGTGGGGGATGCCAGCGCTTTCCTGCAGATCAAGAAGCTGGATATCGGGGATCTGGGGAAGGCGAGGCAGGTTGTGTTGTTTGAAGCAGTGGAGATGGATTTTGAGAGGGATTTGCTGTATTCGATTTGTTTTGAGGATTCCAGTGTGAGGGTGCGGAAGGTGAGGCTGCCGGTTTTCAGTGTGGGGCTGAATGAGAGGCTGGATGATTCTTCTTACAGGGTGCTGGAGGACCATGCGGTTTCGGTGGAGACATTTTTGTTTCTGGGGAGTTATACGCTGTATGGGGAGTTTCTGGACGGGAAGGACGGGTATTGGTACGGGTTTTCCAATGAGGGCAATTCTTCCGGGAGCGCCAGGGTGCTTTGGGTGAGGGTTTCCAAGGCGGATTATTCGGTGACGGAGGGGGAGTGGACGCTTTCCAATGCGAAGCTGATGGCTGTGGGGGAGCGGGACATGACCGGGAGCTATCCAGAGCGGAAGTGCCGGTGCTGTATGCGGGGCGGGTATCTGTATGTGCCGGCCTATGACAAGAAGGGGATTTATAAGATCAATGTGGCGAATACGGCGGACGTATCGCTGATTGAGTTTGGGTTTACGTCCAAGATGAAGCCGCTGGGCGAGTCCGGGACCTGCGAGCTGTACCTGACGCTGGTGGGCGACCTCATCATCGGCGGGGACTTCCAGGTCACGGCAGGCGACACGGTCATCCACACCCAGGGTAGCGCCAGGCTCGGCAGCGCGGCGACGCCGCTGTTCCAGCATAAGCAGTTCCTTGTGGGGTGGGGATGCAGCTATGGGAACGAGTACCGCCATATGTACCTGCTGACGCCGTACCTCGCCACCATCAACAACCTGTCCTCGGCGGTGGTGAAGACGGCGGACAAGACGATGAAGATCACCTACACGCTGACGGACGAGGGGCAGTGACGGCTTTACGGCAGGGGGAGGCGTTTCCCCTGCCGTGGTAAAAGGGATGTGTGTATGCCGGGGGAATCCCGGCGGGGATTTACTGCTGTGCGGCGTACCTGTCAGACGGCTCTGCGACCATGGAGAGGGATGCGGCTTCTTTTTCCGCGCGGCGCTTCATCTTTTCAAGTTCCGCAATCCTGCGGGAAATCTCCGCCTGCGTCTCCCGCTGTTCTTTTGCCGCCAGTTCTTCGGCGGTGAGGGTGCGGATGCGGATGAAGCCCTCTTCGTATTCAACGATGAGCGGGGCGCCGATGGAAAAGCCGAGGGCTTCCAGCCACTTCCCCTCCATCTGTATCTTCGGCACCGTGCAGCACGGGCCGGAGCCGGTGCGCAGGATTCCGCCGCTCTGGGAATAGCGGCTGCTGTATAAGACTTTGATATTTTTTGTTTTCATAGGGTGTCCTCCTTGCATTTTTATTTCCCGTGCCGCCTCCCGTTTTCCGGGCAGGCGGGGCTTTGGGTAGTGTTATTAATCACTCTGAAGCCGTGAAATAGCAAGGAAAACAGGGGCATAAATGTGACAAAGATTCCCACAGATACTTGTGTAAACGACACAAATAAATATCCTTTTGGATACGGGGCTGTCCGCCATTGGCGGGCGGCCTTTTATCATACAAAAAATCTTTTAAAGGAGGGTTTCACTATGAAAGAATTCTGGAACACGATCCAACTCATCTTTGCAGCCACCGGGGGATGGCTTGGGTATTTCCTTGGCGGCTGTGACGGTCTGCTGTATGCGCTGATTGCTTTTGTCGTGGTGGATTACATCACGGGCGTGATGTGTGCCGCGGCGGATAAGAAGCTGTCCAGCGAGGTCGGCTTTAAGGGCATCGCAAAAAAGGTGCTGATCTTCCTGCTTGTTGGGATCGCCAACATCCTCGATGTGCAGGTCATCGGCACAGGCAGCGTTTTGCGGACGGCGGTCATCTTTTTCTATATCTCCAACGAGGGCGTGAGCCTTCTGGAGAATGCCGGACACCTTGGGCTTCCCATCCCGGAAAAGCTGAAGGACATCCTGGCGCAGCTCCATGACAGGGCAGAAAGCGGGAAGGGGGACGAGTAATTATGAAACTGGCAGAAAGCATCCTGACAAGGAACCCCTGCTATGCGGCAGGGAGGAAGATCACGGTCAAGGGGCTGATGCTCCATTCCGTGGGCTGCCCACAGCCAAAGGCATCCGTTTTCATCAATAGCTGGAACAGCCCGGCGCATGACAGTTCCTGCGTCCATGGATTTATTGACGGGAACGATGGCACGGTGTATCAGACATTGCCGTGGAACCACAGGGGATGGCACTGCGGAAGCGGGAATAAAGGGAGCGGGAACAATACCCATATCGGGGTGGAGATGTGCGAGCCTGCGTGTATCAAATACACGGCAGGTTCAAATTTTACCTGCTCCGACATGGCGGCGGCAAAAGCAGTGGCGAAACGGACTTATGAGACGGCGGTGGAGCTGTTCGCCATGCTCTGTGAAAAGTACAGCCTTGACCCGCTTGCGGATGGCGTCATCATCAGCCATAAGGAAGGGTGCAGCCGGGGCATTGCCAGCAACCACGGCGACCCGGAACATTTATGGACGCAGCTTGGCTTGGGGTACACGATGGACGGATTCCGTAAAGCGGTCAAGGCGGCAATGGGTAGTCCATCATCCGGCACGGATGGATACACCAAGATTATGGGAAATGCCGTGGCAACAGCGGAGCAGATGGAGGCATACCTCAAGGCGACAAATCCGAGTGTGGCGCAGTCTGTCCTCGACATGGTTCCGCTGTGCCTTTCAGAAGGGAAAACGGAAGGGGTGCGGGGCGATGTCGCCTTTGCGCAGTCCTGCCTTGAGACCGGGAACTTCGGTTTCTCCGGCTCTGCGGTCACACTGGATCAGAACAACTTCTGCGGCATGGGCGTGACTTCAAACGGCGTGAAGGGGAATTCCTTTGACACGCCGCAGCTCGGCATCCGGGCGCAGGTGCAGCACTTAAAAGCCTATGCTTCCACGGAGGCACTGAAGAACGCCTGCGTTGACCCGCGTTTCCAGTATGTCACAAGGGGCTGTGCGGAATATGTGGAGTGGCTTGGGCAGAAAGAGAACCCGGATGGGAAAGGATGGGCAACAGGAGCCGGCTATGGGGAGAAAATCCTCACGATACTGAAAGGCATCCTCGGCACGGCGGGAGGGGCAGCTTCTTCCGCTCCTGCAGAAACGGAAATCTGGTACCGCGTCCGCAAGACCTGGGCAGACGCTGCCTCGCAGAAAGGGGCATTTAAGGTCCTGGAGAACGCAAAGAAATGTGCGGATGAGAATCCGGGGTATTCCGTGTTTGATGAATCCGGGAAGGCGGTGTATTCCAGTGCGGCAGCGTTCAAACCGTATCTGGTGAGGGTAACCATCACCAACTTAAACATCCGGAAAGGTCCGGGCGCCAACTACGATAGGACCGGGAAATATACGGGAATCGGCTCTTTCACGATTGTGGATGAGGCAGATGGTGAAGGAGCATCCAAGTGGGGATTACTGAAATCCTACCAGAGTGGACGCAATGGATGGGTGAGTCTGGATTACGCAAAGAGGGTATAAGTGGTTTTGGCGCCTGCAGGAGTTCCTTCCGGGATTCCTGCAGGCGTTATTTTTTTTGGAAAAATACCCCGCCGAACTGCGGTTCAAATCTCCGTATAGTGAGGAGGCGTTTTTATGACTGACAGGCAAAAAGACCGGATACGGCAGATGAGGGCCGCTGGCTATGGATATATGAAGATTGCGCAGGAACTTGGCATTTCAGAGAACACAGTAAAATCATTCTGCCAGAGGAAGGGACTGAGTGCGGGGAAAATAAAAGCAGCAGTGCCGTCTGCGGATGGGGATAAGGGTATCTGCCCGTGCTGTGGGGCGGAGGTGAAACAGAATCCGGGACGGAAAGCCAAGAAGTTCTGTTCCGATAAATGCCGCAATAAGTGGTGGAACAGCCACCCGGACCAGATAGAACGGAAGGCACGTTATGAATTCGTGTGCGCTTACTGCAAAAAGCCGTTCACGGCCTACGGCAATGCCGGCAGGAAATACTGCTGCCATGCGTGTTATGTGGCTGACAGGTTCGGAGGTGGTGCAGATGAGTGAGGAGCAGTTCCGGAATGAGAAGATGTACCACGCCACCATGAACATAGCGAAATCCCTCATGGAACAGGGGGCAATGACGGCAGAGGAGTACGGTCAGATTGATACAATTTTCCGGGAAAAATACCGCCCGATTTTGGTTAGTTTACAGACCGAAATGAGTGGATATAAAGCCGATTCTATGGCATCATGTGACACTGACAAGGAGGGATGATATGCCGAGAATCAGCGTAATCGGGCAGGTTCTGCCGGAACTGAAAAAGAGGAAGAGGGTGGCGGCTTATGCCAGGGTGTCGATGGAGACGGAAATGCTCCTCCATTCCCTTTCCGCGCAGGTCAGCCATTACAACGGATTGATACAAAAAAATCCTGATTGGGAGTTTGCGGGCATATATGCGGATGAGGGCATCAGCGGAAGGGACACAAGCCACCGCGATGACTTCAACAGGCTGCTTGCGGACTGCGATGCCGGGAAGATTGACATAGTGCTGGTAAAGTCCGTCAGCCGTTTTGCAAGGGATACCGTGGACACCCTGACGGTGACGAGGCACCTGAAGGAGCTTGGAATCGATGTTTATTTTGAAAGGGAAAACATCCACTCCATTTCCGACGAGGGGGAGCTGCTGCTCACCCTGCTTGCGTCCTTCGCACAGGAGGAATCGCGCAGTATTTCAGAGAATGTGAAGTGGAGCATCCGGAAACGGTTTGAACAGGGCATCCCGAACGGGCATAAAGCGCCATACGGATATGAGTGGGACGGGGAGATGTACCGCGTCATACCGGAGCAGGGGGAGGTCATAAAGGAGATTTTTGCAAAGTACCTTTCCGGCACATCTGCCTATGGGATTGCAAAGGAGCTTTCAAAGCGGGGCATCACGGGGCAGAAAGGCGTGCCGATGGACGACTCCACCATCAAGTTCATCCTCACGAACCCGTCCTATACGGGCTCCATGCTCCTGCAGAAGAATTATATTTCCGAGGGGCATACGAGGAAAAGGAATAAGGGCGAGCTGCCCATGTACATGGTGGAGGGTATGTTCGAGCCGCTCATCCTGCAGGGGGATTTTGAAAAGGCGCAGCTCATACGGGAGCAGCGGGCGGATGCCGCCGCCAATAAAAACCCCACGCTCACGGCATTTTCCGGACTGGTGAAATGCGGGGAATGCGGCCGTTCGGTGAGCAGGCGCACCACAAAATACGGCAAGAAATGGAACTGCAATACCAGGGAGCGCAAAGGGAAAGATGTGTGCGGGCTCCGGCCGGTCTATGAAACGGAGCTGGAGCAGGCGGCGGCCGCCGCACTGGAGCTTGCCGCCTTTGACGGGGTGGCAGTCCGGAGGGAAGTCGAGCAGATTGTCATAAATGCAGACCGCATTGAGTTCCGCATGAAAAGCGGGAAGGCAAGAGAGGTCATGCGGGCATACCAAAGAGGCCGCAGCGCATTTTCGCAGAAAATCACCTGCGGGTGCTGCGGCAGGAAACTGGAATGCGATTACTGGAAGATGGGGCCGAAAGGGCAGAAAGAAAAATATAAGGTGTGGGTGTGCCGGGGATGCTCCTTCCGCAGGCTGCTGGATGATGAGTTCCGGGAGGCAGCGGCGGAAGTCCTGGGGCGGGAGGATTACGAACCCCGCTTTGTGAAGGAGGTTGCGGGAGTGACGGCATACGAGGATAGGTTAGAATTTCATTTTGTGGAAGGAAGGGTGGTCGAATGGCGAAGAAAGTAACAACCATACCCGCCACGCTGAACCGGTTTGACTCCAGGCCGATTGCGGCGGCGAAAAAGCGGAAGACGGCGGGGTATGCGAGGGTATCCACGGATTCCGAGGAACAGGCGACAAGCTATGAGGCGCAGGTCGATTATTATACCCGGTACATAAACGGCCGGGAGGATTGGGAATTTGCCGGAGTGTATACGGACGAAGGCATCTCTGCAACGAACACAAAAAAGCGCGACGGTTTTAACCAGATGATTGAGGATGCCCTGGCGGGGAAGATTGACCTCATCATCACAAAATCGGTCAGCCGGTTCGCAAGGAACACGGTGGATTCCTTAACGACAGTACGGAAGTTGAAGGAGAAGGGCATCGAGGTTTATTTTGAAAAAGAGAACATCTACACGCTGGATACCAAGGGGGAGCTGCTCATCACCATCATGAGCTCCCTTGCGCAGGAGGAGTCAAGGAGCATTTCAGAGAACACCACTTGGGGCAAGCGGAAGCAGTTTGCGGACGGCAAAGGCAGCCTTGCCTACAGCACTTTCCTCGGATATGAGAAAGGCGAGGACGGCAGCCTGAGAGTGAACCCGGAGCAGGCAGAAACGGTAAAGCTGATATACCAGCTTTTCCTGCAGGGACTGAGCCCGTATGCCATCGGCAAGAAGCTGACGGGGCTTGGCATCAAGAGCCCCGCGGGGAAGGACACCTGGCACCAGAGTTCCGTCAAGAGCATCCTCACCAACGAGAAGTATAAAGGGGATGCGCTCCTGCAGAAGCAGTACACGGCGGACTTCCTCACCAAAAAGCGGAAGAGGAACCAGGGGGAAATCCCGCAGTATTATGTGGAGGGGAACCACGAGGCAATCATCCCTCCCGAAACATGGGAGCTGGTGCAGGAAGAGATGGAGCGGAGGAAGAGCATGGGCGCAAGGTACAGCAGCACGAGCATATTTTCCTCGAAAATCAAGTGTTCCGAGTGCGGGAACTGGTACGGCTCCAAGGTGTGGCACTCACAGGACAAATACCGCAGGGTGATCTTCCAGTGCAACCGCAAGTTCAAGAACGATAAGAAATGCCGGACGCCGCACCTTACAGAGGACGAGATAAAGGATGCCTTCGTGAAAGCCGTCAATGCGGTCATCCCGGAAAAGGATGAGCTGATAGCGAACACCAAGGTGATGATGCGGACATTATGCGACACCACGGAGCTGGAGGTGGAGCAGAGCCGGTTTCTGACTGAGACGAAGATGGTGGCGGAAATGGTAAAAAGGATTGTGGCGGAAAACAAAGCTGAAGCCATGGACCAGGAGGAATACCAGAGACGCCGCAATGAACTGGTCGCCCGGTATGAGGCGGCAAGGGACGGGTACGAAAAAGCATCCGGGGAGATTTCCGACAGGCAGGGAAAGAGGAAAACCTATATGCGGTTTATCGGCGGGCTGCAAAAGCTGGACGGCTTCTGCGGAAAGTTTGATGAGGAACTTTGGACGGCGCTCCTTGACTACGCCACGGTTTATGCCAGAGACGACATCCGATTCACTTTCAAGGCGGGGAACGAAGTGAAAGTTGATGGATAGGTAAAAATGTGTAAATTTCGCTATTTAATATAGAAAGAAAATTTTTTTCTGGGCCGGAATAATCAGTTTCCGGCCCGCATTTTTTAGGTTTAGGGGGGTGCATTTAGGGGGTGCATCGTTGAATTGTATCAATTTCGTTGTACCGATGAACATCGCAACACCGAAATTGATACAATGCAAAATTGCTGAAATGCCTGAAAATAAGCCTTTTCACGGATTCCGCCATTTTGTTTTTTCGGTTTTGGAGCCTTTTTTCCGTTTCGGAAGCTGTTTCGCCCTCCGATTTTGCACCTCCTTTTAACGATAGCAGGCAATCGTTAAAAGGTTTAAATGGGGCAGAGTCTTGTGCAGGAAGCGATAAAAAATATCTAACAGCCGCCCAGGCGGCAATTTCCAATTGATGCCATAGGAATTTGGGTACTAACAGGCAAAAGTATGGAAGAATGGTTTAAAATCAAGGTTTTTGAGGTTTGGTGGGGTTCATCACGGTGGATGGTGGGCCCCTATTTTTGTGTTTTTTGATGCTGCTGATAGGATGGCGATAGGGGCAAATATCGTACTATCAGGCAAAGTATACTTTCACGCAAAAGTCGGGGGTTTCCGTGATAGTATAAAACGGAAAGGTAAAAAGGAGTAGGATATTAGGGATTTTTGGTGAAGGGCACATTAGTTTGACGGAAAATGCTGTTGAAAAACGGGAGATATGATACAAACACGGAAATGGCTCGGAGTTTTCGTGTTTGTATATGAGTTTCCGTGATAGTTTGGAGTTTTGCGTGATAATATAAGGCATATCTTATTGAATCATATCTATTTCATTTTACGTTTTCCAAAATATTCAAGAAATATTTTTTAGTTTTAAGACCGCAGTAGTATTGACGGAGGTTTAAGACTGTGGTAGTATGTATGCGTGGACACTACTACAGTCTTAAAAAAGGAGGTGCTGTTAAATGGACGTCAAGCTGTTCGATTCTGAACTGAAAGTGATGTCTGTCCTTTGGCGTGATGGCGATGTTCCGGCTAAGTATATCGCCAAGCTGCTTACCGAGGAATTGGGATGGAATGTAAACACAACCTATACCCTGATCAAGCGTTGTATTAAAAAAGGAGCGATTGAACGTTCTGAGCCCGGTTTCATGTGCCATGCGCTCGTTCCGAAAGAGGAAGTCCAGGAGGCAGAG